GCTGACAAATGAATATCTGACACCTTTTTTAGTTTCTTTTACCGTATGAGGATACACGATTCCTGAAGGAAATAAAAGTATATCTCCTGTTTCTCCTTAAGTAAATTCTACCCAACCTGTTGCTATATATTTAGTTTATCTTTCAATGTTATTTCTTCCAGTTATTATTTAAAGCTATAAACCAAATGTATCCCTAACTTCGTCAGCAGTTAAACCGAGAGCTTCAAGTTTAGCTTTTGCAGATATTCTGTTTGCTAATGCTGCAGCTTCAGCTTCTTTTATAGCCTGCAATTCAATAGCTGCTTGTTCTTGCCTAGCTATAAATGCCGCTTCTTCTTCTGGTGTCATAGTGAGAAGTACACCATTTACAATTTTTTGCATATTATCTCCTTATACCTTTAATCCATAAACAGAGGTTTGACAGTTTACTATATCATCAGTATTAGATTCTACTATTTCAAAACCATCAATGGCATGTAACCCTTGATAAGTTACAGATGATCGCCAATCAGAATAATAGGTATCAGATCCAGAACCTGATGCAGTAATACTAGCATTAGTCATTAAGTCGGTTGAAAGAGGATTCCAAACTGTTATTTCAAAAGAGGTAGCTCTACCAGAATTATCCCCTATGGCATTTTGCATTCCCATTGTTCCTTGCATATTCGCACCAGTTGTAAGATTATAACCATTAACACTATGAATACTTCCTGTTGTAGGAATACTTGAAGATGCAGTATATTTAACTAAGTAAGTTCCAGTTTGTGACGTTGTACCAACTAGAAAAGCAAACTTAGCGTATTGTGGTCCAGCAAGTCTTGAAACATATATTTTATATGCCTGATAATCAGTTGTAAAAATTTCTGCGTATTGAATTGTTGCAACACTGACACCAACCTCCTCTGAATGATGTATTTTTACCATATCTCCACCACCAGCAGCTACTGTTTCAAAAACATTTGTTTTACCAGCGCCAGCACTTAAAAGATGTTGTCCATCAGTTCCCAAACTTCCTACAAGTCCAGAACCTCTAATATTTAATTTACTTCCTACTACTCCACTCATAAATTTTATTCTCCTACTATAATGTCTGGTCTAAATAGCTAACTACAACATCAACGTCTGCCGCAGATCCAGTTATAAAACCTAACATATCATTTGCTTCTAAAATTATTCTGCCTGTATGCTCGAAAGTTTCATTGGCTCCTAATGCCTGTGTCTTGTAAATGTAATGATCTGTTCCTCCATCGTCGTCATCGACATATAAATCAAAAGTTTCTGCAGCACCGGCCGTTTCACAAATCGTAATTGATAGAATAACATAAGTATGTCCACTTGCACCATCGATCAATTTCACTTCTGAATTTGAACAAGCTGGTTTTACTGCTACTTTAAATAGTTCACTTGCCATATTTTCCTCCTAATTAAATTCCAAACACCGCTGCTTTACCAGAACTTACAATATCCGGAGCCATTGTTCCGGCATTCGTAATTGCTCCGCCAGCAGCAATAGCTATAGTTGATCCAGACAGAATTGTAAAGGTGTTCGCTGTCATCGTGAAATCATCCGCTCCAGAAATTTCAAAATCTATCTGGTCGTCCGTTGGTGATGAAATGGTTGTATCACCATCAGCATCAATTACTAAACCATCTGCTACACCATTTACGTCAACAAGTCCTCCAAATGTTGTATTTCCGCTTATATCAACAGCACCATTGATATCAATTGTTGTTGCAGCAATTTGTATTTCTGTGTCTGCGATTAAATCTAATTGACCATCGGTACTTGAATGAATCGATAAAGCTGTATCATAGAAGCATAATTTATTTGTACCATTTAAAGTTAATCCTGTTCCGTCAGTATGAGTTAAAGTTGTATCTGAGTCAGCTCCAAAAGTTATAACTGAGGAATCTGATGTCATAAGGAAATCGTCACCAATGGTAAGATCGGCAGCAAGTACTATATTTGCACTACTATCACCAGTCATCCAAACAACCGATCCATCTTCACCATCACTTATTGAAAGTTGATCATCGCCTGTTGCACTTGAAACATCCGCTTTTCCAATTACAACATTTCCATCACCTGAAGTAATATTATCTCCAGCTAGTTGTCCTATTACTATATTTTTCCAACCAGAAGATATGAGAAGACCAGCATTATAGCCAATAGCTGTATTACCAAGACCATCTACAATTGCAGTACCAGTTGCTCTTCCTAAAAGAGTATTATAACCACCAGTAGTAAGTGCTGTACCAGATTGATAACCAAGGCAGGTATTCTGATCACCAGCAGTAATTGAATCCATAGCTTCGATTCCAACCGCAGTATTAGAAAGAGCATTATCCAAAGTTCCTGTTGTTGAATGACCTACTAATAAACTTCCTACAAAATTTGTTCCTTCAACTTTGCCTGTAACAGTACCAGACGCAGCAGAAACATCTTCCCATGCAGGAGCTGCACCTGCACCACCGGAAGTTAATACTTGACCATCGGTACCATAATTAGCACCTCCGACACCAATCTCTCCTTCAGAGGTAAATCTAAATTTTTCTGTATTTGCTTCTGAATGTCCTGTATAAAATATTAAATCTGTCGCATTGACCGAAGCACTAAATGTACCTTGGGCAATAGCTTGAATGGAAGCAGCAACAGTAATAGCGTCTGTTCCTCCAGCCTCAAGTGGAGCTTGAAATTCTATTTTTCCTATTACGTCATTTGCATTAATATCTGTTAGAGATGTAGCTAAAAGAAGTTTACCTGTACTTGTAGTCGCATCAGCAGATGCTCCCACAATTCTAAGTTGGTCTGCACTTTCATCCCATTCCATGTAGGCACCAGCAGAAGCACCAAATAATTTTACATCTAATCCTGTGTTGTCAACTCCGACTGTAACTGCGCCACTAAATTGAGAAGCTCCACTTACATCAAGAGCACCATTAAGATCAAGAGTTGTTGTAGCAATTTCTACTTCTGTGTCGGCATCAATATCCAATTGTCCATCTGTGCTTGAACTAATAGATAAAGCTGTATCATAGAAGCAAAGTTTATTAGTTGAATTTAAAGTTAAACCTGTTCCGTCTGTATGTGTTAAAGTAGTATCTGAATCAGCTCCAAAAGTTATAACCGAGGAGTCTGTTGTCATATTAAAATCGTCACCGATTGTAAGATCGGCTGCTAAAGTCATATTTCCACTGCCATCACTTATAATGTGATTGGTTGTTGTTGTACCATCATAAGAAGTTATTTTTAATGTTCTTGCTGAATCCGTAGCAGCAGTATTAGCATCACCAATAACTATATTTCCTGATCCATCTACTAAGTTTGCACCAGCCGTATTACCTATTAGTGTATTGTATGCTCCAGTACTAACAGCATTTCCAGCCTGAAATCCTGTAAAAGTATTGTAATCTCCAGTAGACAAATTATAACCACTTACTGCACCAATAGTTGTGTTAGCATAAGAACTCGATGATGCAGTGTATCCTGACTGTACCCCAACAAAAGTATTATAGCTTGAACCTGATGTAGATAAGGCTCTACCAGAAGAGCCACCAACACAAGTATTATGAGTAGAAGAGGTAAGAGCTGTTCCACTCTCAAATCCAATCATTGTATTAAGATCACCAGTAGTAATTGCATCTCCAGCATCAATACCAACTATAGTATTTTCACTAGCTGATGACAACGTTCCTGTTGTTGCATGCCCTATTAATAAACTGTCTGTAAAATTTGTTCCTTCAACTTTAATAAAAGCTGCACTACCAATGGTATATGCATCCGCTTCCATAGTTCCGTCTATGTCTGCGTTGCCTGATATATCTAATGTTGCAGCGTCTAATTCACCTGATAAAGTAATGTTAGTAGCACCTGTGATAGCACCATTCAGTGCAACAGCGCCATTAATATCAATTGTTGTTGCAGCGATTTGTATTTCTGTGTCTGCTACTAAATCTAATTGACCATCTGTACTTGAATGAATGTATAAAGCTGTATCATAGAAGCATAATTTACTAGTTGAATTTAAAGTTAATCCTGTTCCATCTGTATGGGTAAGTGTTACATCTTGGTCATCACCAAAATTTAGAACTGCACTGTCTGCTAAAAATAAATCTGAAAATTCTAAAGCTGTTGTTCCTAAAGCTGCACCATCTGATGCATCAGGTACGAAAGCTGTTGTCGCTGTGATTGTAGTTCCTTGAACTGTACTGGTCGATGTAATTGCTCCAGATCCAACCGTTCCTGCAAGTGTAACATTTGCTCCACTAAAAGTTGCAGCAGTTGTTGAACCTGATTTAATAAGTAAATTACTTGAACTATTGGTTAATGTACCATATTGAGTACCACCATCTTTTAAAATTACATCAGCGCCGTCAGCATCTAAAACAATGTCTGTAGGCGAATCGATTGTAATGTCTCCAGTTACTCCTGTAAGAGTATTGGTTGATATTCCTGTATCAACGATATTTGGATTAGTACCATCATCGGCAGTAGCATAAACAATTTTAGTTCCTTTATCTGTCGTTGCAAAAGTAAGACTGCTTCCTGATCCGGAAGCATATTTAAATTGAACGGTGTAAGCACCCGATGTGCCGTTTACAAGAATATACATCTGTTGAACATCAAGAGGAATGGTTACAACTTGATTTCCAGTAATGGTTCCTGTAAATTTTAAAATTCTGTGTGCAAATTCAGCACCTGTTGATCCATCAGAAACGGATAAAGTTGTTGTTTGGGCTGAACCCGCTATGGATTTTTCAATATAACCACCAGCGATTTGTTCTAAAATTTGTAAATTGGTATTAGTTGTTGATCCCCATGTACCGGCATTCTCGCCGGTTGTCATTTTCTCTGTGCCTAATCCTGTATATGTTGATGCCATTAAGCGCTCCCTACAAAAACTTCGACATCACATGCTGCTGTATCTGTATCAACTGTAATGTCTGTTAAATCTGCAAGACCTGAAGCTAAAGCTGATCCTGCTGCTTTCATTGTATCTACAACGCCACCGCTATTATCACCTGGATAAATAAACGAGTGACCTGCATCTACTTTCATTCTAAATTCTGTATTGTCTTCATCTTTAAAAGTTAACATAATATGATTCGATGAATCTAAATTTGTAATTCTAATATATCGTACATCACCATTGTCAAAGATTCCTGCAACATAACCAACTTTGTTGGCAGTGACACCTACACCACTAATTGCTGATATAAATCCTATAAGACCGCATTCGGTTGTTGATGCTGTTACCACTCTTTTTACAACTTCATTGACACTGGAAATATCCAAAGATCGTTCAGATCCATAGTCTATGTTGTTGAGAGTAATTGCTTCTTTGACTGATACTGTTAGTGTTGCCATTATACTTTTCCACCTTTATAAAATGCTCTTCCACCACCTCTTTTTGCCAATAATGGGTTTTTCTTACTATCTTTTTCTACAGGTCCACCTTTTATAGATTGTTTCTTATCCTTTTTACCTCGTTGTCTATATTTAAATTCTATTTCAGGGGTTCTATATTCTTTGTATTTTGCCATATTCTAATCCTTACGGTGTCTGAGCAGGAACAGGTATACGAGGTTCTCCATCCGTATAATCATCCCTTCTACGTCTACCTAATTGTTCTCCACCAAACTTCTGTACTTCAGTCTGGTACTTTTGTTCATATAATTGTAGCATATCCATTGGACCTTTTAAATAACTAAATGCTTCTACCAAGCATGCATATAAAAGTCCATTTCCAAAATTTAAACTTAAATAAGTTGTCGTATTTGCCGAACTTAATCCTACAGGTCTAGCATTGTAATGAATTTTGTACATAAAAGCTGAACTTGGCGTTGGCACAATGGTAATTCTTCCTGAAGAAGTTGCTCCAGTTCCTTCCGCTCCTCCAGACATTGCATAATATTTTGGTGTTCCAGTAGTCGTTTCAGCTGTATCGTATTCTCTTAAATAAGAAATATCTTTCTTTTCTAACCAGCTATTAGTTCCTGTTGCTACAGATGTTGATTCATAGACCTGAATACCTCTTACAAATAACGTTCCAGCTGGGGTATAAACATTGTCTTTTGAAGCAGTTAAATTACCTAGCATTTCTTTTCGATCTGCATCAATTGGAATTTCTCTTTGTATTCTAAGTTCTGAATTATCAATGAATTGATCGGTAATCGTACTTGATAATACAGAAGTACCTACTTCGGTATAATTCTGAATTGCTGTTGTAAGTGTTGAATAAGTAAATCCTGCCATTATGCTGTCAAGGTTGCCGGACCAGCCGAGCAATTATTGCCTCCTCCCGCTATTCCTCCAGCTGTAGCAGTATTCGTATCTACAGTAAAGTGATAGTAGTCATCTGTGTTAGTAATCGTGCCGCTTGAATCTCGTGTACCAACCGTGATCGAGTAGCCAGCAGCTTTTGCAATATTCGAACCACTAATCCCATCAAAGGTGGAAGGATTTTGATAAGCATCTGAATCAGAACTTGTCCATACAGGACCTCTAAATCTTACAGTGTCATCTGTAGATCTTCCATGACTTTTTTCAAAAACATTTATAATTCCAGAAGACGCTGCAATAGTTTCAAAAGGATCAGGTCCTAATACTATAATAACTGTATTTTCTGCTCTTGCGGGTCTTGCATATCTTAAACCATGTCCTTCTACACTATAATGTCTTGCTTCATCTTGAGGATGTCGCGCTTCATATTCGGATTTATGAACAAACATACCATTCCATTCTCTAACCATTTCTCTATATGGAAATTCCATACCACTTCGATCTGATATTGCTTTAGCGTATTTTCCTCTTGCAAATGCCATAGTTAACCACTCGGATAATAAGATTCTGGAGTTATATAAGTACTTGTAGAAGATCCATCTTCTGCCAGAGCTCTTTTTAATTCGTCTTCATATAATAATTTTAATTCTTGCACTCTTTGAGGTGCATATTTTTGAGCTAAATAAAATGATAAGCCTGATGCCATACAAGGTATAAATCTATATGGAACATCTGTTGCATCGGTATAAGTTGCATCTGCATCTTCAATTCTTTTTACAAAAAACATATGAACAGCTTTTGATGCGTTAGAAGAATCGGGTGTTGGATAAATAGTTACAGTTGTCTTATCAACAAGTCTTTGAACAAAATATCTAGAAGGAGTTCCCTTAGATAATTTATTAGCGAGTCCAGAATAAGTTGATCTATCTGTTTTTGTTAGAGCAGAATCAGCTTGATCAGTATCTCCTTTATTGGTTCTAAGTGTAGCCTCTAAAACATCTGCTATTCCATAAGTAGATGTTCCACTTGTTCCACCTGCAGTAACAGAACTTGTTGCATCACCTGATGCTCTATAAAAAGTATATTCAGCTTGACCTTCAATAAGGTCAATATTGGTGTCGCCTACTTCCCAGTAGTGCAAACCTCTATTACCCCATTCTTGAAAAAGAATGTTTAAAGATCTTCTTGCGGCTCTTAGTTGATTTCCTGAAGTTGCTTGTAAGCCAATTCGCTCATAAGATTCTGCAATGATATCATCAACAGCAAATGTCTTATCGAACGTTACTGTTCCAGAAGTAGTATTAGCCATTTGCTACCTCCTTACGCCGGTGTTTTAATAAACTCTGCTATAGCTGTGTACATGTTACCGTCATCCGCTAAAGCATCAACAACAAAATTAATATCACCGTTTGTATTAGCGTCTGTGCTTGGTGGTAGTCCACCAAACTCTCTAAAGTCCCAATAACCTGTTCCGACTAAACCAAGCAAAGGCCTGTCTCCGTCTGAATCTTCAAAATCTAGACGAGCGTGTGAGTCGCCGCCATTTCCAGTATCACATGCAAACCAAATTCTTTGCAAAGCTCCGAGTTGTGCAACACCTGCTACAGTACGTGCTGAAGAGTCAAAAAATACCGTTGTGCTTGCGTTACCGTCTGATTCTATAACTATTTTTATTACTACTCGTTTATCATTTTCTTGTAGAACTTCTGGTCCTGTTACTGTATTTGCCATATTCCCTCCTTAATCAAGAATACTAGATGGGGCCGAAGCCCCATCATATTTTATTTATTAGCCGTTATTGTAATCAAAAGCTGCGCCAGTGATCTTAATAACTAATTTACCTGCTGTGTAAGCTGCTTCAGTAGCATCTCCAGTAGTCAAGTAAAGATATTTTTTAGTTAATGCTGCAAGAGTTGAACCTGCATCAGCGGAAACATAAAAACCTAAAGTTAGGTCACCATTATTAAGTATTTCTGTTCCACTTGTTACTGCTGCATTTTCTGCGTCAGTTGCTGTAGCTGAACAATTTAAATTAATATCCGGATCTCCACCTGTTGGTACTTCTAAGCATGAGAATTCTATTTCCATAGGAATTCCATTAACTCCAGTTGTTAATTCGCCAATGTGAGCATTAGCTGTTCCACCATCAGTGCCAATGATATCATTAGCTGAACCACCACTAGCTAATCCACCATGAAGGTCAATTAGAATAGTCGTGTAAATTAAACCACCTATTTTATTAACAAATGTGTTAATTGAATCATCAGCAATGCCTGATCCGTTTGCATTAGGTGTAACTTTGAAAATAGTAGCTGCTGTACCTAAACTTGAATTATTAGTTCCAGTTGAAGTGCTTGCCGCTACAATGTTGTTGCCGGTGCTAGCGACTTTTTCTACTTCCATACCGCCAGCAGCTTTCATAGTTGCATAATCAGTATAGGTTCCCAGGGTAGAGCTTTTAGTCACCACCCCTACATCACCGTCGGAACGTACTGTTC